TTAACCCAGGTTTTGGTGGGCAGAGTTTTATCGAAGGCTGTGTGGATAAAGTAAAAAAATTAAATATCATCACCAAGAATAATATCTATTAGGGCTTTTTTATCTGCGACAAGGCACTCGTCTTTTAATATAAGCCCTACCTCTCTAGCACCCAAAAACCTTTGAGCAGCGGAAGTATCAAGAGAGTTAAAGCTCATAAAAGTCCCGCAATCCTGCATTATTTTGGCTATTACCCGCCTACCCTGCGCAGTTGAGAGAACATGACGAAGATCTTCGACCTTACGCGTTTCATCCCTTTTTAACTTAAGCTCTCGCTCATAGGTTTCTTGTGGGTCATTTATATCATGTTGTTCTTTTTCATCGGTCATTGATGTATCCAAAGTTAATAAATATTGTCAATATTAACTTTATATCAATTTAATATGATGATTGCAAACTAAATGGGTGCGCCCTGCCCTACTTACCTAGAATGCGGTGGATGAATGATTTTGCTTTTTCAAGTTCAAGAGCCTCTTCCAGCTCTTTTTGTTTCTTGTCTGCGGCTTCTTCTCTATTGGCTATACGCTTCTCAAGTTTTTCAAATGTCTCTTTCCACTCATTGCCCGTGTCTTTCTCTACCGTCCTGTCTTCTAACAGCATCGTAGCGCGGTTATGCCCTTCTTGAGCTAAGATCAAGCTCTTCCTTAAAGTATCTGCTTGCTCTTCCATAAGGTCATGTGTTTTACGAGAGTATTTCTCTATAACCTCGATCTTTGAAACGGCAGCATCCGCACGCGCCTTTTCCTCTAAGTATCTATCTCTCCATTCCTGACTGTCAGTTTCTGACACAGGTTGACTGTTCTTGACAGTCTTAGCCGCCTTCTTGATATCATCCATAGATTTCTGTAAAGGATAAACCCGTTCAAGCTCTGCAATATCAATAACCTTATGGTTTCTGCCGTTATGTGTGAATGACAGCGTGCCATCCTTTGTAGCATTATTAATTGTCTCTCTACTTTTTCCGGTTAATAGCGCGGCTTCTCTGACTGTGATCTTGGACATGAATTGACAACTCCTGACTGGGTTACAGTCAAGCATTTTACTCTGTTTTATTAAAATTGCAATAGATAGGGCGTGTAATCTGACAGTCAGGTAGCAAAAAATAGTCAATCTGACTGACAGGCTAGGCACATACCTGACTGCCAAATCTGACAGTAACCTGACGAGGCGTATCGTAAGTTATTGTATTAAATAAGATCATGACTGACTGTCATGCTGTCAGGTTGTGTCAAGTTGATTGACTACCTGACGTATGCTACTGTCAGATCATACCGATTCCCGTCAGCGGAGTTGTTCTTCTTAATTTTAATCATTTATATAGGGAGTTTTGAACCCTAAAGGCTCTAAATAGAAAAAAACCGTTGCGCTAACAACGGCTCTTTCGATAAGTAGTGATACTACTCAGTTCAACATCTGAATATTATCGCGCCGTATACATCAATGCAAGCCATATCTTGGTTTGTAGCTGGTTTTCACATGCTTATGCACATTGGAGTTTACAGGGTTTGAAAAGATGCTATGGAGCAGATTACTACAGATTTAAAGCAGAGTAGGGGAGGGCGCGTTAGTTCTTTACAGCTCAGAAAATCACAAAGCTACGCGCAAGAGTTTTGCGGGCTACCGGATAACACAAGTCATTATGATTTGCTTGTGCTTGTTAAGCGCATTGGTAAAGAGGCAGGATTTACAAGTAAAATGATTTGCTTGCTTGATTACTATATGAGCTTCACAAGGAATTGCGATTGGGAGCAGGGCAGTTCACCGATTGTCTATCAATCTATTTCAAGAACAGCTAGAGATATGGGCGTGTCAGAGCGTCAGATACAAAGATTAGAGCAAGCATTGTTCGAAGCAGGGGCTTTGACATGGCATGATAGCGGTAATCATAAACGATATGGTGTGCGTTGTGACAAAAGCGGGCGCATATTACATGCTTATGGCGCGGATCTATCACCACTCGCATCTTTAAAGGAAGATTTAGAGGATAAACTTAGAGACAAGAAGCTTATAGATAATGCTTGGATGGAATTTAAACGCAAAATATCATGGTACAGGCGCGGCATTAAATCCCTGATCGCAGAGTTGGAAGAGCAGGGCGATGATAAGGCTGTAGAGTATTTATGCCAGTATGATAAGGATGCGATTACAATCCGCGCTCACATGTCTCTTTGCAAGATTAAGGATCTACATAATAAACACAAAGATCTCTATGATTTGATCATGAGTTATATTGAATTGTCAGCAAAAAGGTCGTGCAGAGACGACAATAATGTCGCGCACATAGAGAATACAAATAATAAACAATCTAATAAATTAGAGAGTAGGGATAACTCCCATGCTTTCAATAATACAAGTAGTGAAGTTCAGAAGCGTCATGCAGAACCATCCGAGCAAGAGGATATATTGCTTCAAATGGGATTGCAGCATCTTAGCTTAAAGAATGTTTTACATGCAGCCTCGGAACGGTTTATTGAACGGATGCCCATGGAACAAAGGCCGATGAGTTGGAATGATTTCATTGAGGCCGCTTACTCTTTGAAAAATGATTTATGTATTTCTCAAAGCTCATGGGCAGAAGGATGCGCCGTGTTAAGTAGGGGCGGCGCAGCTATTTGTATATTACTGATTGATCAAGGTATGAACAGAGAAATAGATCCTGTGCTGAGACCAAGCGGATATTTTAATGCAATGATTGGCCGCGCGAAAAAGGGAGAGCTGCACCTCCATAATTCTATATTTGGTCTCTTGGGAAAACAGATAGAGGATTAATTATAATCCAATTATTTGTTCAACGATATTATTCTCACCAACTTGCGCCTGAGATAAATCTTTAACCGCGCCACTGATAGCAGGGATAGATTCCATTGCTTGTTGTTGTTGCTGTTCTTGCGCGCGTTTTTGTCTTTGCTCGGCTATCTCATTTTCTGATTTCAAAATGTCTGCGGCGACACCGATATCACGGCCATAATTCTGCACTGCTTTATCGAAGTTAATATTATCAAGCACAGAAGGATCGACTTTTGCTGTGCGTTCTGCAAAGCCCATGAATTGATCAGTCTTAGATAGATTTGTTGCTTGTTGAGCCTGTGCAAGGATTGATACATATTCAATCTTAAGATCTTCCTCTTCCAGTTCCTTTGGTGGATCTGGAAGGATACCCGCTTCATCTGCATAATAATATATCTGTGCAATGCCACTATCATATAGATCAGTATTTAATCTCGATAATACTGGCCCGATCATTAATAACTTTTCTTCGTGGAGTTCATCAATTTCGCGTGCCGTTATCTGCGCCCTGTTCATGTTTGACATCGTCATGAATAGATCTTCATAAAACGCGCGTGAAATCCGCTTTTCTACCCTTGAAATATCATTCATCAAGTAATTAACGCCTGCCGGATTTACATCGTAAGTCGTTCTTATTTCCCCTTTGCCATCAGGTGTAAAATTAACCCCTCCGGCCATACCAGAAATAAGGCTTTTTTTCATTTCTGTGGGCGCTTGAAGATTAGGACGAAGAAGCTTTTGAATACCTTCACCAGTGCTTTTTTCCATGGATTGCAATTGATTGTTATCGCCGTACGCTTCGGCCGCTGGCCATCCGGTGGCATATACGTCCTGTCCAGTTAAATCCCATCTTGGAACCATGCAGGGGAATAAATCGAAACCACTATCGCTCAATACGCCTTCGTTTTCTTTTCCTTCCTCGAAATACACAGATCTAAAGGGCTTATGTCTTGCGTCAGGTGAAGAACTATCGCGATCTTTTCGTGGCTCTAATACATGTACGATGTTACGAACACCATTATATTTACCGCTCGCATATGCCGCTTGCACAGATTTAGACGTGTTTTCAAGACCGAAACGATCAACTATATTTCTAATCGTTTGAGGAAATACCCTGTAATGCGTATCTATTTGTCCTTTATGGTTCTTTCCAATGTAATATTCGCCAGCGGTGAAGGCGTAACAATGAATTATTTTATCAAAGTCAGGAACAATCATTAAGGACGCTGTACCGAATTGACCAAGCTCATAATAAACATTCTGGATTGCGTCATAGAAATTTGATTTGATCATGATCTGGCGCAAAATAAACTCTACCCGCTCAAGCCATATTTTAACCTCTGCACTTTCCAACAAATCTGGGTTTTGTGTCGATAATTTAAACCAAGGACGAAAGGGGGAGGTGATACCTGTCATAAGGCCAGCCCCCAAAGTTTTTAACGCGGTTGTTGCTTTGTTATTTATGATCTGCTGAAAACGATCACCGCCCTTATTATGATCGCCAACAAAAAAACGAGAACGGTAGGGCAGGAGTTTATTTGCTATATTTTGCCAATGTCCCTCGTGTGACTGCCTATCACTCTTTAATGCGCTTAAGGTCGAATAGAAATAATCTATTTGTGTTTTATCAATATGGACTGGCATATTATCCCCCCAAGAGTGTTTTCTTTTGAATATTGGCGGGTGTTATTAACCCGTGCCGTCCTGTTTTATTTGTTGATGCAACACCCTTGCGCTTTTGGGCGGCTCTTCTTTCACGATCACCCGCATCAACAACGCCTTCATCCAAACGCTTTGGCGCAGGAGCGGGAGGCTTCACTTCTTGTTTTGGGGTGGGCGCTGATGGTGACGAAAGACACATTTTTTATCAATCCTGTTCATTGAAGAGGAAGAGGCGACCAAATATGTTACGACAAGCACACATAACACATATTTACCTCTTCCCCCTCGGTTTCAACCCACGGACAACAACCGTGTCATGAATTAACATCATACTAATTAACTTAATGTTAATCGTAAAGGTAAAATTAATATTATATCAACAGGCAAGGCACGTTAATGCGAAACTTGGCCATCACCATGATCAACCATATTCGCATTTAATGCATGTGATTGGCCATCAAGTGCCCGTGGTGCTTCGCGATGAACAGTGTAAGAGAAGCTTTGAACAAATGCATCGGCGTGATCTGGCGATGCAATGCCCATTTTCTTCATCTGCTCTTTTGTGATCAATAATATCTTATCGGTTGATTTTTGATAACCAAATTCCTGTGATCCGAGCTGCTCACGCAAAGCCAGATCTTTAGGATCAATTGCAATACCGTTGCCCATAGCCTCTCTTGCATTCCACCACATAGATGCACGCATATTTGCACAATAAGGATTTGATGCAGAGCTTTGGCCATTAACTTCTATGACTTCAACGCCTAGCTGCTTACATCGATCAACAACACCACCACCAACGCCGCCGCCATCAATAAATATTGCATCCGGTTTCTCGTTTAATGTATGGATGCTACCACGCGCAATTTCCGCAATCTTCGAGGCAATATCCATCGTATCAGTAGCACCGCGCCAGATGATCGGCTTCATTGAACGCGCATCACGGCCTTTTCTAAAGCGTATTACTGTTAAATCAGAACCAGAACGGGCAACATCAACGGAAACAATCAAAGGATCAAGCAAACTCAATGCAGGATCAGGCATATTTGCGCATGCGTCTATGATATCGGTCGATATAAATTGATTATCGGACGCACTTGGAAACATACCAAGCACCCGAACTTTTACGAAGTCGCTATCAATTCCAAAATCTTCAATCCATTCATTGATAAGATCGAGGTTTGAACCTTCAAC